TGATAGATACTTTGAATAACAGGGTTTGACTCATCGACACTTTCTATGGGTATAAATATAGAAACCCTTGCATTTGGTAATCCAAATCCATTGTTTGCTGTTACTCTTCCAATCAATACACCATAGTCAGCACAACTTCTTGTATAGATGTCTGATTGTTGAATTTTTAATGAAAGAATTTCAAGAAATTCGAACTCTTGGTCTAATTGAACATTAATTGTCTTATTAATCCCAAGTTCTGTTTGTATCCTATATGATTGACCCATCCAATGGTTTTAACTATAAATAGTTTATGTGATATTTTATCAAGAAAATACACCACATTAAATTATAGTTTAAAGAAAGTAAAAATAAACTTATGAGAATGTAACTGATTGGAAGTTCTTAACAGAGACTCTAATGTCTTTGTTTGGATATCTAATTTGATAAACTTGTGATGGTTGTGCAAATATAGTATCGTCAACAGGACCAATTAATTTTGTCTCAGGGTCAGAGTACACCATTGACGTTTCAGCCGATGAGTATTGACCCCCAACTTCATTGTAGATATCAAGTCCTGCAACAGTTAAGACTCCATTTGTATTTTGAACTATGCTTCTTATCTCAGATAAATAAACGTTTTGTCCAAGTTGTCTTGTTTGTGGATTAAAATATGTTGATATTAAATCAATAACCTGTGAAATAATTTGACCTGAGTTTTGTGCAGAGTCTAACACGATTGAAAGGTCTACACTTACATCAATAACTTCAGCTGTGAAGATTGAGATGTAGTCATTCATCATTCTATAGTTAGATAAGTAATTGGCTATATTTTGTTTCAAAGTATTAGATACGATATTAGTCAGTTTACCTGAAGTATCGTATGATAATATTTGAATTAAAATTTTATTATCGTTTTCTGTGATTGAAACTTTAGCGGGTGCTCCAAATTGAGCTGGCATGTTTCTAATAATTGAATCATAATCTTGAACTGTGACCGCTCTTTTTTGAGCTGAGAAGTTGAATGATACATAGTTTCTAATTTCCTCTATTGTTGGTAATCCCGCTCCACCAATAGCAGCGGTTACGTTATTACATCTTAAAGAGTTAACTACTGATGAGTTTGTTGCCTCTGAAGGTCCGTTAACAAAGAATGATACTGTACCAATTTGGTTGATTACGTTTGTACCTAAGTTACTTTGTAATCCACCACCCACTCTATACTGAACAAACAATGTTGAGTTGGCTTTCAATGCAGAACCTAAAGAGAAGTTGTTTGAATATTTTTGTAATTCTAAAGTTCCTCCATAAGTTGTGAATTCGTCTAATTGGTCTTGAGCTGTGTTTGTTCCTCCACCAAATGTCATCTTTTTAAATCCTTCTCCAGTGTATTCACTAATAAATCTATCTTGTGTTTGAATATATCTACCAACTTTAATACCAGGTTGGTCTGAAGCCTTTGTTGGGTCTTCGATGAATACTCTATCTTCTGCCAATGCATCTACTTCATACCATCTGTTTGATAATCCCATGAATTCCGCTGTTGTTGGTATGTTGGTATATTCTGTACCGTCTTTTAATAAAACATTTGTAATACCTAATACATTTTTTTCAGGTAAGAATAATTCGAAGAATGGTTTAACATCGTTTGGTGTGATAACTCTTTTGAATACCTTTGTTATACCATTAACAACAAGTTCTCTTTTAGTTATTGTGTAGTTTAATAATATACCGTTGGCATTAAAGTTTGGAACTTTTAATCTATTAGGAAATCCTTGAGCGTTGTATGGAGATGCGAAATTCACATCGTAAATGTTCTCAAATACTAAACCAGCTCCTACTACTTGAGAACCTCTCAATAAAGTACCAAGATATCTTTCATCTTCTTTATCACCAAAAACCGGAACTGTAATTGAGAAATCAACTAAAGATACAGATGGTCTTTGGCCTGGTAATTTTAAACCGTAAGTTCTGGCAATGTTATAAACCGAAGACTTTTGTTGTGCGTATTGAAGAACTGTTTCTTGAATACTTCTATCAATATGATAATGTAAGTTATCTGCAACCGCGGCATTCAAATCCAAGAATACCGAAAATACTGAGGCATCATTAAAATCCTGTATTAATTCTGGATAATAAGTTCTAACATAGTTTTGTAGTTCTACTCTTATCGCTTGGAAATCTCTGCTTGTATATGGTATTTTACGACTGGCCATCTATGTTAAATATTGATAATTAGAAAATCACTTTGTGCAAACGTTTGACCGTTTGTCGAATAATCTATTTTTATTTTTGCAGTGTATTCTGCGGTTCCTTTTCCAGGAAGTCTGTAGATTGAAGATTCACTTGTTCCTACAAAATTTTGTCCTGTAGCAATGTCAACTTCTTCTGCTGGGTCTGCCGGTGTTATTGTAATTTCATTTAGTAATAAATTCGGCATAAAGTTTTGAACCGCATCTCTGATATCTGATTGTATTGCATCAAATGTTAGTCCATCGAAAGGTTCAAAAATAAACTCATATAATCTTGTACCAAATGTTGGTAAGTAATATCTTGAGCCCTTTCTTGTCAATAATAAATGTAATAGGTCAGATTTAATTTCATCTCTCTGAAATTCAGTTAACTCTAAATAATCACCTTTAATTGAATCATTAAAAGGAAACGCCAAACCATATGTTGTACCATTTGCCATATGTCATAAATATACTTGGATTATTTTTTTCTTAAATACATATTACCTTTTTGAGCTTTTGGTTCAAAAGGACAATGACGACATCCATTACCACAACAATATCCTCTTTCAATGTGATATTCTTCAGTAAAAACGGTTCTACCTTTTTCTTCATAAAAATAAGAAGGGAGAAGTTTTGGCTTCTCCCTTTTAATATTCTCTTGTTTCATTTTATACAAGTACTATTTCACAAGCCCCACCTGCACAAGCTACTTCACCACTTAAATCTGTATCATCATCCATCTCAACGATTTTTGATAAATCGACATCGTGAAGTGTCTTCATTAATTCTTCATATCTATCTTTCGTACAATCTTCAAATGGTGCTTGAATATATGTTCCACCATCGTAAGGTAATACTGAAAGACCATTATAGTATTCTTTATTTTCCCACATCCACTCACCAACTGCAGGCCACTCATGTTCTCTAACAGAGATAGTTGCAGATACGTTGTGAGCGTTATTTCCACTTCTGTGTCCAGGTTTAATCCATTCTTGTTGAACTTTCTTCACTCTTTCTAATAATTGAATTGGTGATTCGTTTCTTAAGATTGACCCTTCAGGAGACTTTTGTGGTATTCCGATTACCGCAGTATCGTGTGGTCTGAAATATTCATCTTCAACTAATTCAGGGTGATTGTTCTTTAAGTGTGAATAAATTGCTTCATTCTTACCAACTCTAACCCTTCTAACATAATAGTCATTGTGCCAAGCGTGGATACCTGAAGAGGTACCTAAAGTTAACGATGTAGTTCCCGCAGGTTTAACTGTTGTTGTTCTTGCAGCTGGATTAATATGTAGTAATTCCGCAACTCTTTTGTTTTCTTCTTTAACTACTTTAGCTGCTGATTTCATATTCAAACCTAAAACAGCTCCTGAACCGATACCTGTCATTGAAATTCCAATTAACGCATCTTTTTCAGTTGTTCTTTGCCATATTGGTCTTAAGTAGTGGAAGTTTGTATATCCCGCTTGTAATGTTCCAATGAAAGATGCTGCTCTAACTCTATCTTCATAATCTTCTTGAGATACAACGTTAGATACGTTAACCTCTGTAAGGTTACAGAATTGGAATGGTCTTAAAGCAATTTCACAACAAGGGTTAGTTCCCCAATCTTTATCGTTACTTAAGTAGATACCAGGTTCTCCTGCTCCACTTGCTTCAATTCTCTTCCATAAATCCATGAAGTAGTCTTTGGTGATTTTATGTCTCATCAAAACTGCAGAGTTATTAGCTCTACCTCTTTGTGGATTTGTTTCCCACCATGCTCCACTCTTACTTCCAATCATTTCTTCGTCAGTTGCTGAGAATAATGAGATAAGTGCCGCTCTTCTGATACCACCTGCTAATACTGCATCTGCAATATGACAAACGATATCGTGTACTTCAATTGGTTTTAATCTTTCTCCATCTTGTCTTGAATCCAAAATACCTTCAACCTTAATTAAACATTCCTTTAATGGTTGAGGACCAGGAGCTTTACCACCTGATGTGATAAGTCTTGCACCTTTTGGTCTGATATCACTAAAGTCAAATTCAATTTTTGAACCACCGAAGAAATATGATTTAACCAACACTTTAACAGCGTCAGCCCATCCTTCAATTGAATCGGCAACTAACCATCTTCTTCCTCTGTCTTTATTTGGTTTTCTGATTTCAGGTAAAGTACCAACGTGATGTTTTTGTACTGAGTAACCAACACCTGTTCCACCTAAAAGTAAGAACATGATTTCAGAGAATACTCTCCAATCATCAATCGGTGCGAAGGCACAGTTATAAATTCTGTTTGGTGAAATTTCAATTGGCTTTCCTGCGAACTGCATTGACCTCATTGATGGAAGAACTTGTTTTCTATAAACATACATATAGTTCTCTCTAATTTCTTTTTCTAATTGTGGATATTGCTTAATATGCATCTCCATGTTTCTTGTGACCAATTCTTGCCACGTTTCTCTTCTCTTTAGTTCAGGGATATACTTTGCGTATTTCATATACACTGTAATATCCGATAAAATTCTGTTTGAAATGTCCATTTTGTAAATTTTTAGGTGTAGATATTTTATTAAAAAATCGTTGATTTTTATGATAAATATGTGGTCGAACACCAATCGACCAACAATTTGTAATTAAAAAAATAAGTTTTTTTTGAAAAAAGTAGATATTTAATTAAGTGGATTTTTGTTGAGATTCTCTTTCTTTTCTCTTCTCAAGAAGTTCCTTAACTCTATCTCTTTTTCTCTCCTCCTGTTGTCCCTCGAATCCCAAGAATGTAACTGATGATTCAGTATCTATTTCAAGAAGTTCGTTGTTGAACTTGCAGTTTTCAAAGACAACTCCGTCTTTACCAAGACGTGACTTTGTAATGGCAATCGTTGCTAAGTTCATCTCCTTTTGTTGTAGTGATTTAGCCACAGTAATGATTACGTGACCCACCTGAGCCTTCTTGATTGAACCACCCATTTGGTCTGTAGTTACAACCTCAGATGAGATTGAACTTCTATTACCTTGTGTTGCAGTCCATCCAGCAAGATTCAACTCGTGACACATTCCTTCAAATCCTCTCATTACAGAACCTTCAGCTTTCCACTCATCCTTTGCACTTGATTCAGGGAGAACACAATCAATATAATCCAAAAGAATCACATCAATCTTTGTACCATCAGCAATAATCTTTCTAACTTGATTCTTGATTTGATTCATAGTCATACTATCAGAAGCTAACTTCTTCAAGATTAACTCATTCTTCATCGTCTCTTTAATCTCCGTTAACTTACTCATGACAACCTCTTTGTGGAGAACCAAATTATCTGGTTCAATACCCGTCCACATTGTAAAATGTTTTCTTTGAATAATCTTTGGGTTGTCCTCAAAAAATATTTGAAGGACGTTATAACCCATGTTAAATGCTGTGTTGGCAATCTTACATAAGACAGTGGTTTTACCAACCCCCGTAGGAGCTAATATAACCCCAATCTCACCCTTCGCAAGTCCACCCTTAAGTAGTTTGTCGATTCCTGTAATACCCATTGGAATGGGGTGTCTGTAGTCTTCGTCGAGGACTGTGTCCAAGTTATCGAATACATCTGTCTGACCTTTCTCAATTTCACCCACTTGTAGAGCTTCTCTAATAAGTCCCTCCACCTTGTCATAAGATTCAAAGTCACCTTCAGTAATAATCTTTTGTGATTTGTCCATCGCCTTCTGTAACTCTTGTTGTTTACAGAATTTTAATGCCTTCTCTTGAACAAAAGATGTTCCCTCAAACGGAGCATCTTTAACTTGTTTAAGTGTGTCCGAAACAATCTTGGCAACAAGTTCTTGAGGTATCTCAGATTTTACAATCTGCTCTAAGGTATCGAAAGTAGGTGTTGACTCGTACTTTGTATGATACTCTTTAATCATCTGTATAATGATTTTAAAGTATTTGTTGTCGAAATATGAACTTTCAATAACATCCATAATTGAATGTGAAAAATCCTTATCGACAACTATTTGGTTGAGTAACTGCACCTGAAATGTGTTCCCTAAATAATCAAAATTCTTGTTCATAGTTGTTTTAAAATATCCCCCTCTTTTATTAAATACTTACTTACTTGTTTCGAAATCCAAATATTGATAAGATAATTGGTTGTTTGAAAAAATGTCAGTTAAATCTCTTAAGACATCTTTCAAAAATGGTCGTACGTCCACCGTATAACGAACTTTCGGCGGAAATAATTTTCCATCAAATTGTCTATGACAAATTGTCTGTTCTCCAACTTTCACAAAAAGGTTAAATATTTCAGGACCATCTGTGAATGATGTGTCCATAATTTTTGGGTCATAACTGATTGCGTCCCTGTTGTCCATCATGTAAACAACTGTTTTCATTTTTAGATAATACTGCAACTCTTCTTTCAAAGCTTTGATATAGTCATACAAGTCTACTGAGTTCTTCGCCTTGGGGTTAAATCCTCTAACGTTGAAGAATCTTTGTACAACAATGTTGTCATTCAAAGTCAAAAGGAATTCCATTTTGGTGCTGTCCATTTCTTTCATTGCGCTTAATTTTTGTTTGTGTTTCTTTTTTCTTTTCTTATTAATTTTGTGAATGGTGTAAGAAAGTTAACCCAAGCCTCGTCATCTTTAGGGAGGTACTTAAAGAGTCCATCTTCCATCATCATTCTCATCAGGTTTTTATATCCCCTGTTGGTGGGGTCTATTGTATCAGTATAAATTTGTTCTACTAAGGTCTTTCCATCATCCGTAATTAGTGGGTTTGAAAGGTCTACAATTTGTTTGTTTGTGTTATAAAACTCTTCTCCAAGTATAGTTGATTTTGTCTTCCCAGTCAAAATATTTGATAAAGTTTTAATGGGTTTTTTTTGCGGGATATTTCGTGCAATATCAAGTAATTCTTCGATAGTGCAGGGTTTTTCCTGCACTTGGGGAAAGTACTTTATTAAAGTTTTTTCACCAAGACCTTCAATTCCATCTATGTTATCTGATTTATCACCTGTAAAGATTTTACAGAGTAATACATTGTAGTGAGGTATCTCTACCTTGTTAATAATAATGTTATCCCCATTCTTAAAATATTGTTTTGATATTGGTGAATAGATACTAATGTTCTCAGTAATCAATTGAGTTAGGTCTTTGTCCGCCGAGAAAATAATAATCTCCTCATTAGTCGCAACCTTACAATAGTAGGCAATAAGGTCATCTGCCTCATTGTTAATCATTTCAACTTGTCTTACAAAAATTTCTTCAAGATATTCTTTAACTCTCGATAGTTGGTTAAGATATGATTGGTATTTATCCTCATTCATATCTTGTCGTCTGTTGGCCTTATATTGCGGATAAATTGATTTACGGATAGATGAATTAGAGTCCCAAAATACAACCACTTTATCGTGGTCATGTTCTTCTAAGAATCTTCTAAGAATGTTTATAAAGTGATAGATTCCACCTAAATGGTCGCCGTCACTGTATAAATCTCTGACTCCGTGAAATCCTATTTTAAATAAATTGTTTCCGTCTACTAAAAGTGTTTTAGTCACTTTATTAAATTAGAGGTGATAAAAATTGTTTCTTACTCGCTAATATCGTCTGTTGTTTCTTCTAATGTTAACTCGCCAGTTCCTGATAAGATACCATTCCAATATTGGGAATACTCTTTCTTGTAAACTTCTAACGCTTCTTTAGTGTCTTCAATATATCCTTGAGGTACTGCAATCAACTTACCGTCATTGTAACCTAAACCATTTACGTGGTTCTTCAAGATTGAAATTTTAGTTCTGATTGCGTATCTTACGGTTCTTCCCCCTTTGGTTGCGGTGATATGGTTAATACCAGCACTTGCTTGGTTACCAAAAAGGAATACCAACGAAGATGCTAACCATAAAGCCTCTCCACCTTTTGCCTTAATTGTCGGTTGCCCAAATGGATTATCAGGAAGAGCAACCCATGGCTGATTTACAACTACTAAAGTATTGTAGTAAGCATAATCTTCTTTCTTTGATTTAGAGATTCTTGAGTGAACCCCCATACCAATCTTATCAGCAAGTGTTGCTGCATTATGTTGTTTACCACCTTTACCATCAAAGGTCATCTTACAAGGAATTGAACCTACCGAATCCCAAAGGAATAAAATAGATTGTTGTATTTCTCCTTTTTCTTGAGCATTTAATACTTCATTAATAAACTCAGTTACTTGTTCAATATAATCAAAACTATCATTAAAGATAAAGTCACCATCCCACTCTCCGTCAGAGTTCTTCTTGGCATCCAATCCTAATTCAACCGCGTGTTCCCAACTCCATTTCTTTTCAGTAATAATAAAGACAGGTAAGTGACCTTTCTTTTGAGCATCAGCCGCCGCCAATATCATTGCAGTTGTTTTAGAACTATTACTATGTCCCAAGAACATATTAATACCTCCCATAACAGGACCTGGTAATCCACTAGCACTTAAGAAAGCGTCTCCACAAAAGTAGTAGCTAGTTTCTTTATATTTTGTTTTGGTTGAGAACTTATCTTTAAATCCTCCTGATTCTTTTTTCTTAATTCCCGCCATCTTCTTTTCTTTTAATGTTTGGTATTTTACTTATCTTAGTTACCTTATAGAATTCTTCATCTTCTTCATATAATTCACCAAGTTCTTCTTCGTGAAAAGTAATTAAATTTAGAGACAAGTCTCCATTTTCCGACTCTTCTTTTAGCATTCCAAATAAAACTGTATCACCAATTTTTTTAGACATACCTGAGTAATAATTCTTATGTTTTAATTGACTCAATATTTCGTAAGACAATGTTTTATTGTCAACCAATTGCAATTCAATTTCTTCTTTAAATGTCATATAATAAATTAAAAAAAGGGTGGAGTATTATCTCCACCCGTATAAATTAGAATGGTAAATCCGAGTCAACCTCAGCTTCAGCTTGAGGGTCAACAGCCTTTGCAGGTGCCTCCTTTTTGCTGCCACCGAAAGTTTCTTCAGCGACCGTTGCGTCACCGTAAGCATATCCACCTTTTTCAGTGTCCCATTTTGGTGTCTCACCTCTTGCAATCGCCTCAAGGTATTCAACAGGTTTTTTAGAATATACATCCAACCATGTTAACTCATCGTTAATCCAAGCATTTGCTTGTTCTGTTTCTGCGTGAACAGGAGCTTGGTCTTCATACATAATTGTAGATACACTTGTGTACTCTTTACCTGCTGGTGTTTTAGATTTTGTTAACTCGATGATTAAATCACGTCCTGTTGTAGGGTCAGTGATATCACCTTTGTTTCTCCAAATTGGAATAATTTTGTCCAAGATACCTTCGTTCTTGTAATTGTGTTTGAATCTCCAAAACTTTGGTCCGTCTTCTTCATGGTCTCTATCAATAACCTTCACGATGTAAAACTTACGTGATTTGTATTGTTTTGCCAATTCTTTGTCGGATTCTTTTCCTGTTGACATCAACTCTTCGTAAACCTCATTTAAAGGTGAACGTTCGTTGTTATTCTTTGCTGGGTCATAGAACTTTTGCCATTGACCACCAACTTGGATTTCATGATACCAAGCTTCTTTAAATGGTGAAGAACCATCTGTTGTTGGAAGAATTCTTACTCTTCTTTGTCCTTGTTTCTCTTTATCACTAAGGATTAAAGCGAAATACTTTTTCATTCTTTCGTCTTGCGACATTTTGAACTGTGGGCCTGCCCCTTGTTGTTTTGTTTTTTCATACTGTGCCAATACGGCGTCTAATACATTACTCATTTTAAAGTGTTTTATTGTTTCATAAATATAGGTATAATTTGGCTCTATGTCAAATAAAAAAAGGTCATCTTTCGATGACCTTCTCAATATTTTTTTCTTTGTATTACATTAAATCGTCCTCTGTTGGTTGGAATGACTTTTTGATATCATTTGCATTAATGTCAGTTACATCATCTGATGTTAACACATAATCTTTTTTACCCGTTAACTCCATTTCTTCTTTCTTATCGTCAAAGAAATCAGATAATTTTTGATTGAAAGGATATGAATCATACGTTCTTAATTCCAATTTTTCTTGAGGAGTTTTTTCTCTGTATTTTTCAATCTTTGCTTCAAGAGTATTTAACTTGGACATGATTTGGTCCATCTCACCTAATCTTGATTCTAACTTATTTAATTGTCCAAACAAGTTTTCAAAATACTCTTCTTGTTTTTGTTCAATGTTTTTTTGAGAATCAACTAAGTCTGTTACATCCAACTCTTCTGAGCCTTCGTCCTCATCATCTTTCTTTTCTTCTGACTTACCGTCATCATCAATCTTCTCAACATCAGGGTCATTGGCAACGTCTATTGCTTGAGGTGTTGCTGGTACCGCAGGAGCTGCTGGTGGAGGAGGTGCCACCGCTGCAGGGTCTGCAGGTGGTGGTGCCATAGCCCCTAAATCCGCTGCAGGGTCTGCAGGTGGTGCTGCCGCATCTAAAGCTTGCTCTGTTATGTATTTGTTGATATTTTTATATCTTTCAATTTCGCTGATAATTTTTCTATCTAAGCTCATGTTGTTATCCGTTTAAAAGTTGTTTTATTCCGTTAGCGGTTTCAACTCTAACTTTTCTATTAGCAGTTGTTTGATGACCAGCTCTTTCGATTAGACCATCTCTTTCTCTTACTGTGTAACAGTCTCCAGTATCCAAGTCACAAACTTGTTTACTTCCGTCTCCGTTATCTTCCTCAGAATATCTCACTGATTTTCCAAGGTAATTGTTCAATGCTGATTTTAAATCCATAAAAATCTTTTATTATAAATATACTAATTCACCGTTAAATTAAGTTTTTAAGATTTTGAACTTGTACGATGTGTTTATTTGTTTTTTATTTTTGTCTGTTGGTATTGTTGTTAAGAACACTCCTCCAAGTATTTCCTTTGTTTGTTGAATTTCTTCTTTCGTAAATTCTCCGCTGTTTTCTATTATATCCGCAATATCAAGTGAGCTAATAGAGAATAATTGTCCTTTATTTAAAACATATCCAGTCTCTGTGAATCCAGCGTCTTTGATTAATACCTTTTTTATTGAATTGTTTGCGCCTACCTCATAACCAAATAATTGTAATTGGATATTCACGCTCTCATTTATAGTCCATGTACCGACTCCATTGTCTGTATTAACATTAGCTTTTATGTTTACCATAGTTCCTGTTGGAAGTGTTATAATTGTTTCAAGTAAAACTTTAGGTCCTGTTTGTCCATCTAGGAATGTAGAACTTGCTTTTTCAGCATCTTTTGTTTGTGTTTGTGTACTTACGTTTGCATTATTTAATGGTGCTGCAGGTGCGTTAGTTGTTGTTGATGCAGGATTATAAGTAAACTTATTTGTACTTGTAACATCACCATTTTGAGTTTTTACAAGTATGGTGTTAGATTGTATATTTAGGAATTGACTTAGAGGTACTGTCACCGTAAGTTGGGTTCCATCACTTGATTTAATAATATCTTTAATCACAGTCACATTGTTTATTACAATTGCTGTTGTTGATTGTAGGTACTTACCTGTAATAGTTAAAATAGTATTGTGACCACCTGAAGTTGGTGTAAATGAAGTAATAACAGGTTTCTCACAAGAAGTTGGTGTAGGTGTTGGTGAAGGTATTGTACCCACAGTAGGTGTTGACCCAATTGTTGCAGAGATTGTTGGTGTAAGTTGTGGTTCATAGATGCCAGTCAAGTCAGATAATCCTAAACTTACCGCCGATTTGATAGCCAAATCAAATCTAGCTCTAACCTCTTTGAACTCGGTATCTTTTTTAGTCTCATAGTATGCTTCTGTAAAATTTGTTGTTGGCCAATAACAAACATAATATTTTGGCATACCAAGTTCTGTTATTCTTTGAATATTAGCGCTCAACTTAGAAATCATGAAATCTATGAATTTATTCACATCTGAGAAGTTAGCAACAGGTAATATATTCTCTACTTTGGTCGCTGTTCCTGATTGAACGTCCACACAAGAATATGTTCTTGGTTGTTGATTAAAATATATGTTATTGTTTACGTAATCTAAATCTAAAGTTACTGTTGCAAAGTTATTATTAAACCCAATAAAAGAGCCTTTATCTTTAGTCCCTTGATATGCTCTAACATAACATACAGAATATATTATTGTTTGAAGATATAAATCAGATGTCTTACTTACAATGGCGTCTTTTAATTCTTGTGGTGAAAGTGGTGTTGATTTTGTTATTGCTGATTCCCAACCTTGTTCTGTATAAATAGGATTTAACTTGTTCTTACAAGCATTTTGGACCTGTAAAGTGCTCTTGGCCTCTTGTATGATTTTAGCCGCTTTACTTTGGTCTGTTGTTGCACCAACTCCTGGTGTTGCATCCTTTTTATTAAGAACCGCTTGTTCAATTTTAGTTAGAAGATTCTTATTAATACTTTGTAGGAAATTATCAATTGCAGGTAAATCAAAGATACCTTGTCTTACTCCTGTAATTGTTGTTTCAAAATTACCCGGTGTAATGTTATGAGAAATGTCAGTAATCAGGTACGGTCCATTAAACATGGGTACATGTTGTAAATTAAAATACATTGTTGGTTGTAATAACGCATTACCCAAACATTGTATTGTACAAGTATAACTTCTGTTTTTGTATAAATTATACAAACTAACATTTTGAGTTGCAACGTTTCTACCCGATGCTTGGTCAATCATATTCAACTGCGCATTAATTGATTCGGATGTTGCCTTTCCTGCGTCTTGTGAAACTGAGAATGAATAAAACACGTTTTGATTTCTTGTACCTATCTCTACATTGAACCCTACACATCTATTTGATAACCCATAATCTTTTTTATCTTTCAAATCTTCAATTAATGGATTTTCAGAAGCTCTTTTCATTTCAAAACTATCATCTCTAAATCTAAAATTACCTTTTGGTAAGTCCAAATATTGTGATGGTTTACCCGCATAAAAACAAACCATTTTTGGTCCTGAGTTTCTATAATCAACATTCAAATAAGTTCCCCACATACTATTAGCAAACTCAAGTGAGCCTTCAGATTTTTGTGGTATATTAACTCCCGAAACGTCTTGTACGTTATAGAAGTTAACATAGGCCGGGAGAGGCATTACTGTAAAGTTATTTTTAATTAAAATTCCGCTTATAAGTGTGAAGACGCTCATCGATTCAGTATAAGCATTTTTACCCAACATTGATTGTAAGTCAAATATGTCAATGATAATTGTGTCTCCAATATTTCTTGATGCTCTGTCTAAGAACATAATATCTTCAAATAATGTTTTTGTTTTATAATCACCACCTGCAACCCACTTATCGTTTAGGGCTTTGAATACTTCGTAGTTTTCAACTTTAGATTGTTGTCCGTCAATTACTGATTGAATTACTCTTTCGGGTAGTTGCGATTGTTCATCTAAATTTTTTCTAAGGGACTCCATAGTTCTATTCAAAACTATGTTTTGTAAATTAGTACCATCAGAAATAAAATTATTGATTTGGGTTTTAAATCCACCGGTTGTTATACTTGGATTTAATAATTTTCTTGTCGCATAAACTTTTATTAATTCGGAATATAATGTGATATTTGGTACGCTAAACTCAACATTATTATCCACAAAGAAATCAGTAATATAAGAACCTTTGTCAGTGTATTCTAAATTAGTAATTGTTGAGAATCCAATGGTTGTCTGTAATGCCGCCCATTGTAATGGATATTTTGCTTTACTCTGTGACAAGGTAATACCACCACCTAATGTTGGTAAACTATTTTTAACATATGGTTGATAAGTAATTGAGTCAGTCGCTGTTCCTACAAAAGAACCAAAGATTCTTCTGTTATAATTTCCAGGATTACCATTTCTTAAAATAACATCAAACTCCATGAAGTTTTTTATATTGGAACAAAAAACTTGTGCCTGACTTTTGATTGTGTTTTTAAAATATTCCTCATTTTTTTCTGAGGTTGGTTGAGACGGTACTGTCATAGCCGTTCTCATAAACGCTTGAAAGTTTTTAAATGTAGCATTTAAATCTATTGGGCTTTCTCCGATACCAACAATTGTTTGTCCAGCATTTAATGTATTAATTGGTTTACAAAAATTTAAAAACTCTTCTTCGAATTGATTAAGAGCAGATTTGTTGAACACAGAAAATATCTCCTCAATCTTAGAATAAGTTGAACCAGATAGAAGGCTCATTGGTGATTGTGTTGATGTTAATGGGTCAATATAATTTAAATAAGAGTCTGGGTTTGGCTTACTTATAGACGATGAATCAAAATATCCGTAGTTTGGTGCTGACCATAACAATCTAACACTACCATTATACATCGATTGGTTATATGTTAAATTAACAACAGTTTGTCCATTATTAATACATTGTGTTGTTGTTTGATTTATAATATTACCAAATGAAGGTATTACATAATAATCTCCGCTTTTGGTGTTATTAACTGGAACACAAACGGATTGGTTTTTACTGGAATTATTTACTAAGTGAGGTATAAGAACACTAAAAGGTTCTACTGTTAAATCTTTTGTGTTTTGTTTTACTCCAGTTATTGAGCCTTGGGATAGTGAATATAATTTCATTCCATTAGTTAAACTAGCTTGAATTTCTTGGTCACTATAGGTTTGGTATAAATCGTATCCATTATAAAATACGTTAAAGTCGTTAACTAATTTTGGATAAAATCCAGTTTGTATTCTAATTGTAGATGTTGTTTCATCTTGTAAAACAATATTTTCGGTTTCTGTTTTACCCTCAATAGTAGTTTTATAACTATATTTATGGCTTATGTCATTTGTTATTGGGTCGTAGTTAACCACATAGTCAAACTCTTTCCAACATGTGTCTAATATATCAACATTTGTTTCAACATATTTTTTATATCTATGCCAAATAGAACCCATCTTCAATACCCAAGCGTATGGTACTTTATGTATTCCACCAAATTTATTAAACACAGACGCAATATAATCTAAATCAGATGTTTGTCCCTGTGAATACGTTTTATATCTTTCTCTTAAAGACGCTAAGGGTAATGAATTGACAAACAAATAAGCCGCCTGAACATAAGGATATGGGTCTGACTTTCTTAAATTATAAACACCATTTAAAATAGCATTAACAAAATAAGGAGTATTCAAAACAGATGTTGTAGTCTGAGCGGTAAATGTTGTAACTGGCGATGGGAAATAACAATATCCTTCTGTTGGCATGAAGTATTTTGTTTCTCTTAACTTATAAAAATCATTTAAAGTATTATTGGTTATAACGTCAGATGGATTACTAACATTCAAATAAGAAAAGTTTGTTACAGGTCTATTTGTTGTGTAATCTGTAATTGTACTAAAATTCGCAATTACATTATTTTGAGAATAAATCTTATAGGTGTTGCTTGTATTATAAACTAAATCATTAGTATTCTGTCTTGAATTGTCCATGTTTTTTAAACACCAACTTCCATCTGTGAATGGATAGGTATCTAATAACATTGGTGTGTTATATGGTGATTTAATTATTTCTTGAAGTGTTGTGTCTTTTATTGGTTCTTTAGGTATTTTACCCGTTTCTTTTAAACTTAAAATTGAAAATGGTGAATCAGTTAACGCCTTTAGGTATGGTGTTACATAAAAATCTCTAATAAAATCCTGATACGCCCTACCCGTTCCTTGGTTTGAAATTGTTTCAAGTGTACTAACATAGTTAGAAGAATTCAAATTCAAATTTTTTAATTTAACGGTTAGATATGGAGAACTAACACCTAAACTTCCTTTAATATTGTTAGACTCGGCCTCCATTGCATAGTCAGTAAATCCATCAATTCCATTGTTGTTACCTAATAATCTAACATAACCAGAATAAAAAGATGTAACATATTGTCTTTCCCAAATCTCATAGAAAAATTTAATCTCTTCTTTGTTAAGGTAAGCAATACCTAAGTTTGGATACTCTAACGCGTTTACGTTAGTTATTATTGTTTTTGATTCCGCATCCAAAGAAGGTTGACTTAATGGGTTTTGAAATTTTTGTGTTAACCCTTTCATATACTCCTCAACAAATTCAACCTCAGGCCATTTATCGTACAAATAACCTTTTGTTAGATTAACAACAGATGGGTCAGCAATATATTTTAATTGGAATCTTCCTTTTTTATCTTCAGGCGTTTCAACAAAGAATTGAGGCCATGGATAAACGGGTATCTGTGATGTTGATAGTCCTTGGTTTGATTCTTGTGCTTGTGTTGATATCTGAACATTGTCCCTACTGTCGGAGCTTTGCGCTGATGATGGGTTATCTAATATGGCATTCTTTCTAACAGGGTCATATTTTACATTCCATGCGTTGGTGTGAACGTCATCTAACAACCTAATAAATGCCTCTGAAGACGCCATTAAAACTGCAATAATATTTCTTACTGTGGGTTTAAATCCTAAACCTGTTGCTTTGTCCTCTATCTTTCTAGCCAAATCCGCCGACAATAAACCCTCAACTTCAGCAAGTTTTGCATTAGCTTGGGTCTCCATATTAGCAAGATTTTTATCAAAACGCTTGTCCCCCTCAAATACTATGAATTGAGGTAATACAATTTCTGTGGGTATTGCAATATTGGAGTTAATATCAAGTTTACCAGAGACTTTAAAAAATTTAGATAATCTATCTTGAACCAATTTCTTATCTTCTTCTGTAGGAGCCACAATACCTGTTTGAGACCTTGTAGTCTCTGTCCAATCAACATCCAACGATGTAACATTTTTAAAAAAGTCATCATATTTAATCGGATTTTCAATTGGAGATGTTCCCGTTTTACCTAA